CCCATCCGGGGAGGGGAGATTATGCGGGAGGGGTATATTTTCGCGGACCCCCGGGGAGGGTTTATATTTAATCCATATTATATTTATATTTAAAAATATTTTAAATTAAAATTATTTTAAATTAAAATTATTTTAAATTAAAATCAAATGAATTAAGATTTGAATTCAAATGAATCGAATTGAATGCACACAATCGATTACTATTATCAATCTATTAACCAATAAATTAAGGAGAAATAAACGGACATTGATTTGAAGCGAATCAATAATAGCAATCGAATGAATGCAAACAATTCGATTCATTTGAGATTCAAAGACAACATTCAAAAGATTCAAAAAGAATTATCTCAAGAATTATCTAAAGAATTATCTAAAGAATTATCTAAAGAATTATCTAAAGAATTATCTAAAGAATCTTCAGAACGTTTCAGGTTCTTAGCAATGATAGAATCGGCATTGTCTTTCGTAATACGAACATACAATCCTAAAACGTCATTGTCTAAGATCCATTGAATAGCACGATTGTATTCTTCAGAACGTTCTTCATCAGACAATAGTGCGCCATCAACAGCGATTCGAGCGATGTATTCGCTTGTGCAATGACCTTGAGTAATGTCAAAGCCATACCAACGATCGAAGTCAACAAAAGGATTAAAAGGATTATCAATAGTAGTAAGCATATATTCAACAGACATTTAGCATCACCAAACTTCTAAAGACTTTTCTCAAGAGTCGACACACTAACGCCTACTGCATCAGCTACTTCTGCCACAGTATAACCTTTATTGATCAAGGTTTTTGCCTTTGAAATGACATAAGGCGGAACCTTTACTCCTTGACGAGGCAACGCGAGTTGCTTTACTTCGTCTTCATCTGCGAACCTTAGAATCTCTTCCAATTTGCTAGATGAAATTGCACGATCTTGAATCGCTTTCCATTCACCATCAGTAATGTGTATTGTGACTGACTTCTTGTCAGCACCTACCTTCAATCGAGCGCCATGGAGGGCCTGTTGTTTCAACCGCTTTAGCTGATCATCATCCAGATTTGGATTGTCATATTGACGAGCTTTGACTTGTTGATTAGCAAGCATTTGTGCGCGTCTTTCCAAAGGCATGTTCTTCAATGCAGTGTTAAGCTTGGCATTGAGAGAAGCAACCTCACTTGCGTATTGGGTACGTGCTTTTGGGTCTACCTTAAAGACCTCTGTATTGACATAGGTCTTACGGGCTTCATTACCAAGGGCTTTTAATTTATTAGCATGGGTACCATAAATTTCTTCCATACCCGTACCTGAAGAAAGAGATAGGGCATTATCCACAAGGGACATCTTAGGTACCTTAACCTGGCGGTATTTAGTTTCAACTATGGGGTTACCTTGATCATCAAAGGTGGTGGCCTTGGTTCCACGTTTACGGGCCCCGGTCTTTTTATCAAAGACTGGGTCACCTTTATAATCAAGGGCCTCGTAATAATAAGAAACTTTCTTACGACCAGACTTAGTGGTGGTCTCTTCAGAAAAGACGGGGACCTTTTTACCAGAGACTGGGTCGGTTACTTTACCATTCTTAATATCAGAAGGTTTAATTGTATGGGACTTGGTCACTTCATAATGAGATCCAGTATCTTCCCAAACATACTTACCAGTCTTCGGATCAATAGGACCACCATCTTTAGCAGAGCGGAGCTTTCTTTCATTGATACGGGCATCGGATGTTGCTTTCGAAATAAGAGTAGAGGCACCTTTATTAGGACCGCCTTGCCACTTAGCTTTCAAAGCACGGATTCCATAGTCCTTCTCAGATTGTTTGTAGTTCAACTCATGCTTTTCAGAATCGATTACAACCATCGAATGCTTGACAGCACGTTCAATCTCGTCCCATCCTGCACCCTTAAGAGTCATATCAGTAATAAGGTTTGAAACCTTACCCATCTCAAGCTGTTTCTCTCGAGAGGATATAACTTTCATACCTTCATACTTTGGATATGCCTCACTAGGATTGAAATTCTTAAGACCAGGCAATGGATCTCTTCGTTTAAACTCTCCTCGATTATTTGGAATTACGAGAACAGTATCACCATCGAAGTCCGCACCTGAAAGAATTCCAGCAACATGGGCGTTGATTCCAACAGCATCCTTAGGATTCGTTCCAAGAACTTTCTTACCTTCTCGATTGTTGTTATTAACAATCAGTTCAGGTATTTCGAAACGACCGCCGTGTGGAAAACGAACAAGAACTACCTTTTCGCCATTGTTAAGATGAGGAGCATAGATCTCATTATCCTTCAAAGAAGGAATAGGAAGAATTACTCGAGTACTCTGCCTAGGCATTGCAGCGGCCTTCATATGGACTGCTGCAGAATCGCATGAATCGGAGAATTCTTTCATCAACTTTCGTTTGACCACTGGATTAGTCAGAGAATTAATCTCATCGTATTCCATTTTATAACGATCATAGGCCCATCCAAGCTGTCGTTTAGCCAATGCCTCAGACTGTTTTGAAAGAACCTGAGAAGGAAGATTTCGACTCCATTCAGACCAAGTACCCTCATCATTCACAAGATTGATTGGAGATTGTTTGGTCTTTCCAGTCTTAGGATCAATGTAATCATACTGTCGTACGGTTGCACCGAATGGATTATCGGGATCGTCCTTCATCTTTTTGAACACATCCATCTTCGGAGTACTGCTGTTTTTATTGGTGTTAAATATGATATCGACACCAGGAGGAAATGATTTAGGATCTCCATAGACAGCCATACCTTTTAAGTAATGAGTTCCATCAACAGAGATTCGAACCTGGGCATACTTCTTATCAACACCCTTTGGTGAAAGACGAAGATCAACAGCTTGAGGATTGATCTCCATAGTGCCATCTTTCTCAACACCACCTTTATCGCCATAACGAACAGCAACACGGGATGATTTAACAGCAACTGGTGGTTTCAATCCAAGATCATTAGCTTCAGATATAGGTTCTGATTTAGCAATGAAGGCGACCTTATCCGGATTATTATAAAGATCATCGAGCTTTGCTTCAGGAGCGGCAAGCACTTTAACAGTGACTTTCTTACCGTTCATTCCAAGCTGATCAACATAAAGATTCTTTACTTGGTATCCCTCAGACTCAAGCATAGTCGTAGCGACTTTCAATTTGTCTGCAGTTACACCAAGAAATAGCTCATCGCCTTTACCGATCGAAACTGCTCCACCTTCAGGGATTGTCTTCTTAAGAGACTCCGCAAGTTGAGTAGTTGAATCCATTCGAGCTTTACGAGACGGATCTAAAAGAGAACGGACGGTTGACTCATTAATCTCACGCCCTTCGCTTTCAGAAAGTTTTTTAGCAATAGCAGTAGCGCCCCAGCCACGTTCTTTAAGCTTATATGCTTTAGTAGAAAGTGCGGCACGCTCTTGATTGGTAGCAATAGAACGATATGCACGAATTTGATTGGTAGTCATACCCAAAGCTTTCGCAGCTTGAGCATCAGACATGCCAGACTTTCGTAGTTCATGATATCGACTTAGAAAACTTCCTGCATCTTTGAAACGGGAATCACCAGAACCCCAAGGATATCGTCCAGAATGTGGGACGGCTCCAGAATGAGGCGTTCCATAATGCTCGATATAATCATCTACTTCGTTCAAATCGTCGGAATAAGTTTCTTGTTGGCCAACAAAGTTCATTTAACTTTTCCTTAATTGAATGCAAATTTAAGGCAAAAGGAAGAGAATATGACGCAAATATGGCGATATTTAACGTTATATTCTCTATTTTTCTCCTTCTATTAAAGCCCATGTTTTTTTCGCGAAAAATTACTACATTTTAATGCCGCCTGCCTCAAGACGCATCTGATTGATAAGATCATCAAAATGAACAATCTTATCCATAATGTGTGAGATCTTGTCGACATCCGGAGTTGGATCGACGAAGACTTCATCATTCTGATAGATTCTAAATTCAGATTTAATTTCAGTCGGAAGGAGATCATACTCAAGACAGAAGAGTGAAGCGTAAACGTATAGCTGTGTCATCTTTGCTGGTATGGTTCCAGTTTTAAGATCATGAATCCTAAGAAAATGATTTTCAGGATCGTAAGATATAGCATCACTCGTTCCATAGGCATACGGTGAGTAATATAACACGACCTCAGGACTCATCTCAAGATCAATCGCATCATTCACATGCATGTTAAGCGTCTTGCGTTCCTCAGGTAAATGTTGCTTGAAGGAAATAAGCTCAGCCGCGAGCGCATGAATCTTCGTACCAAGCTCAGCTGCCTGTGAATTACGATATGTCTTGATAAAATGTTCATCATCGTAATTCACCCATGAATACTTACTTGCACTCAAATATGCATGAGTGCCTTCCAATTTATGATGATCATTGAACTTTATCATTATCAACTCCAAAATATGAAACCAAATCGTCGACCACTTGTGCTTCATTCTCAGGATATACAAATGTCGCATAACCATCCACTGCGAACTGCTTAATGTAATAATCCTGATTCGGACGATGAGCAGCGGCTGCATTTCGTTTACATTCAAGAGCGGCGAATCGCCCATGATAAAGAATCAAAAGATCAGGAACACCCTGAAGACCAGTTGGATCGTTCTTAATGATTTTGCAATCTGGGATTCGTTCCCAAATATGATCCTTTAGCTTACTCTGGAATTTACGCTCTAATTGATACTTTGACATTTTATCCTCCTTTAAGGCAAAAAGAAACCCAATGTTTGAATCGAGTTTCTTTGATAGTTAAATATGAATCATCCGATGTGGACGCTATGCCAATATGGAACAATAGATTCAAGCTGAATTCGTTCTTTCTTGGTCAGGTTCTCAACACGAATACCGACGGTCCCATCATTGTATTCAGAATTGTCAATCATAATTTTACACTTTGGTGAAATGTCATATATAGATTCTCCTACATAATGTCTCATTTCATTAACAGATATAAATTTAGATTGTTCAATCCTCAAATGCAATACGTGACAGCGATGTCCAATATTGATGAAATAACCTAACAAGTAAAGCATTCCAGCAGCTTGAAGGCAATCCAGTATTGTATAGAACTTATTCTTCATTTTATGATCCTTTCAACTAGGTTTCATTAAAGACCATGTTTTATTCGCGTTTATCCAAACGTCGAAAATGGTAACCTCGAACTCCTTCCTCGCTATCTTTTGCAATGCGATAAACATAACCCGTACACAGATATCCACATCCGATTTGCTCGAGCCATTTGGCAGCATGTTTGGCGGATGGAAATATATGGCCAGTTTCAATGCATTGGATCGGCACAGCTTTCTTGTCGTCTTTTGTTCCGTATTTCAGACTGGCGCGACCTCGTGGAAGGCCATCGGCGAAATATGGCTCAACAAGATCAAGCAGCTCACTACGTTCCATGATTTCAAGATTGTCGAGTGAATCATCACTCTTATCATGAATATGATGAACAACAATGTAGCTGTCTTCAATATCGAAGTCTTCCATGAATGCCGCACAGACGAGACGAGCGACCAAAACCTTCTTGGAATTTATTGATACGTAATTATAACCATTTCGCATCTTGAACTTCTTAAGAACATGTCCAGTACTTATTCGACAGATCTCGCCAGTGTTAGAAGCAGTGTATTTTGGATATTGCGGGATTACACACCACATTACCATTTTAAACTCCTTTCAATAAAAATAGGTATACTTGAAATGCGGATCCAAGTCTCTTCGCCATTATATGCATGTTTTTATCTCTTATATATAATTTCTATTCTTTGATTTAAATAGATCTGTAATTTAAATATACCTATAATAAAGACTCAAAATAGGGCGATTTATACCCCCTAACTACCCTTTTTGGCACTTTTCCAAAAACTACTGCACAAATGATTTTTTCAGAGCCCCGAAAATCGACCGATTTTTACCGCTCCAAATCGAGGCTCTAAAAATCAATCATTTGTGCAGTAACTCAGAAAATGGCTAATTTACTGCACAAATGATTTCTAATACCAGGCCTGCAAAGTGCATGAAATCGTACGGTGAATCGACTCATCATAGTTCAAAAGAACCGGATAAACACGCCTACACCTACGACAATATACCTTATGCAGGAACCTGTGATTCGCCATAATACGCGGATCCTCAAAGACCTCCTTATGGGAAATTGTCTCCATGTATGGCGAAATATCCCAGGATCTCCACCCATGCGGACAATATGGTATCTGAATGGCCAGGATACGTTTGGTCCAGTTCGGAACATCGACCGTGTTCTCAAACGGAGTAACGAACCAGCACCGCTTATGACATACCATACAATATACATGAAGCGTGACGCCATTAGGATACTCACCCCTCAAAGCATCCCCCGATTCCCGACTGCTCCCATCAAACCAATCAGGAAAATCCGGAATTCCCACACATACGAGATCATTGTCGATTCCATGCCCACATCCCAATGCGACAGCAGCAAGATGATAACAATGCGGCAGGAACTTAGCTGTCGTGTATTTCATACTCGTAAGTCCTCCAATCAAGTTTGACCGGTTCGATATCGCCATGCATGAAATTATGATCTGTGCTGATGTGCTCCCACTGATCAATATAACGTTTGGTAGTTGGCGCACCCATACCTATCCTACGACCGATCTCGGCGAAAGACAGCCAAGGCTCGGTACATAGAAGATCCTGGATCTGCGAAGCGATCTCGTACTTACGTTCCTGAATCGCGATATGCTTCATCGTAAGGAACTGTTCATTGGTCTTTATGCTGTACTTCTCCGGAATATGCGGATACAAACGGTCCAAATCCCACAGAAGATCCCGCCACTCATCAAGAGTGCGAAAATACATACTGTACTTATCCCACCTCGACGGATCGACAGTCAGAATATGAATGCCATTCCACGAACTGACACGACCTGTGATGCAGTTGCGAATTGTTTGTTGCCCGACAGCATAGTACTTACCCATTTGGCGATAACTCGGAAACACTTCACCGTCTTCATAGACGAATATCGGTTCATTAGGTAGAAACTTTTTCTTTTTCATTTATCCCTCCGATAGATCATCTTTTCAATCTGTTCGAAAATCTCAAGACAAATCCACATGAGTCCCGATGATACCAGTGCTGTGGATATCGCGATGATCATGAATACAAGCATGATAAGCAATACCAATCCGATTGTCTTTAGAAATATCACCATATATGATAACTCCTTATAAAAGGCCCTCAAATGCCCCTGAGAGGCAAATAAAGGGCCCTTAGACGGCTTTTCAGCCTAAATATGAGTACTTATTAGTCCTCACTCATTTCTCGCTTTTAAGGAACGATACTGCATTGAAGTTCTCTTTGTTCTTAAGAGCCCTCAGAATGCCAATATCGATCGGTGCATAGGATCTGACAAGGTAATAATGCAGCAATTTGTACGGGGTATTCATGCGATCGATACGTCCGGCAGCTTGCTCCATTATCTTATAACTGTAATTAAGTGAATAGAATATAATCGTATTGCACGTGATACAGTTCCAGCCCTCTGCACCAGCGGTGTATTGAACCAGATATATCCACGAATCACCCTCTGGCAGTGGCTCATGCTTTTCACCGTTCCACTCGGCGACCTTCATTCCGGTCATCTTATGAAGTTGGCGAAGCTGCTCGAGTTCGACCTTCAGATTGTAGAATATGATCACACGCTGATGTGATTGACAGAGTCGTGCGGTCTCTTTAAGACGAGCGGGTTCCATGTTAACAATCCGCCGTAAATTGATTGCGAGCTCTGAAAAGTTCTCGATAGGCTCATCCGTGAATATGTTCCAGCGGTCTTTTTGCAGTCGTTTGTATTGTTCTTTGTCATAAGGTACGTAGACCTGTTCAACCTTTCTCTCAGTTTCCCTTGGCATTTCCATCGGAACCAGTATCAGATCCCGAAGTTTGCAGAGATAATCCTCATCCAGCCATTTCGTGACCCGTGGAAATTTGCTCCATCGATCATAGACTGCATGACGTCTCATGAAATGCGTCCGGTTCTTATAGAATCCGTTTGCGATGAACACAGGAATATAATCGCTCCAGGTGTCCCCAGGAGTCGCGGACAATAGAATCCATCGATTGAATCGACTGATTCGAATGAAATCCTTTGTCCAGGCACCGGAACCAACGACACGCTGTTCGTCAAATATAAAGAAGGCACCTTGTACATCCTTATACTTTCCGATGTTGTTCCACGAATCGATGGTAACGGTTATTCCGCCCATTCCAGTGTTCTTACCAGTGGATAAGGCGAATTTATTCAGTTCGCCAACCCACTCGAGCGAATCGCGTTTTCTTGCGGTTGTAATAATATACAGGTCCGGAGAACCCGGAAGAGGCTTATAAGTATCGCCATTGGCGTTCTTACCAGCCTTGTGCTTGCACTCCCGACCAAGAAAATATGCAAGAGACGTAATGGATTTTCCAGTTCCGACGCCTCCCGCCAATATACAACCGCTATGAAGTTTCAGAATCGCGTCCTTCTGAAACTGATATAGTCTTGTGGTCATTTGAGAATATCATTATCCAGACGAAGAGTTGTATAACCTGCTTTGTTGCAGTTCTGACACTCGGCATAGATATTGATCGTGGTATATGATTCGTCTCGCCAGTTATGTTCGGTGCAGAGAATCTCCCCATCGAACTGCGAGCGCATTTCGTCGATGTAAATATCCGGACCGAATTCGGACAGACAGATCTCACTATGATGTTTGGAGACCTTTTCACGAACCACATCGAGATTCAGATCGCTCCATTTGATTTTCTTTGTCATTTCTTTCCTTAAAAATATAACCAAATGATTGGCTCCCGAGAATACCCGAGAGCCAATCAGAAATATCACTGGCTAATAGCCGCGAAGGTCATCGTGTTGGTAGCGGAATCCGGGAAGTCAGGAATATCCGCATACTTCTCCTCAAGCGGAGACTCCTGGATGGTCGCATAAAGGTTGTTCAGATATGCCTTTACGCCATGCTTGCCATTCATCTCCCACGGACGACCAGTAAAGGTCACATCTGCAGAGATGATGTCCGCATAATCAAGATTGGAGACATTGTCTTCAGAAACCTTACGCTTGCCAGAAGAGGTAACCATGTAGATCTCCGGAGGACGAACCTTATAAGAAACTTTGATCGGAAGATAATAAAGTTCCTGAGAGTCTTCATCCTTCGGAGGCAACGAACGAACCGACAGACCTTCACCAGACAGGAAATCGGCTTGATCCTTTGTCAGAGAAATGCAGAAATTGCGATCACCCTTGGCGTTGAACTTGCCTTCCTCACCGGAGAAGTTCTTACCGAACGGGAGAGTTACGCCTTCGAGAGTGTACTGCTTATACTGTGACATTTTAATTCCTTTCAAAAAATATAAACCCTGTGTTTCCACAGGGCCTAATAAAATAAACCTATTCAGCGTTTGGGCTTGAATACGTCATCGATATTATAGATTCCGTACTGGTCCCTAAGGATATGACTCTCGGCTTCGTTCTTCATCTCAATCTTACGACGGATTGATCCAAAGAATATGTCACCGATCTCATAACCGATTAGGACCAGGCCTACGGTGATGATCGTTACAATCAATGATACCATATACATCTCCTTAGTTTATGGGTTTACTTCATTAAAGGGGATGTTTTATTCGCGGAGAAAGACTAAAGGCCTATGTTTCCATAGACCTTTAAGTCATTCAGCAATCATTTATTCATCGATTTTATCGAGAATATCTTTGGTTGTATCGTCACTAACAGCATATGCAGTCTTTAGCATGGTCTTCACTTTTACCAATTCCATGTTAATTTTTGCAGATGAATTTGCAATGTTACATGCAGTAGCAATAGCGAAGATCAGTGCAATGTTGAGAATGACAATCAGTACGATTGCAACAATAGTATTCATAATTTCTCCTTAATGAGTAGTGATTACTTCATTAAGGAACATGATTTTATCGCGTGATGTTCACTTGTTGACCACAACCAGGGCACCAACAATGGTAGCTTCCATGACCACTATCATCGAGAACTCGGCTTAGAATCACAATGGATGCATCGCAATGACACTTCATCGCTTTCTTTGCTTCCTTCTTGACGTCCTTCGAGGTGCGGTTCACTTTCGTCTTCATGATTCATCCTTTCAAATAGTTTATCGATCCGGGATCCTATTACAATGTTTGCGAATATAATGATTAAGATTGCGAATATGGTTAGAATGATCTGATCAATCATCTTCAATCTCTCGAACTTTGGCTACCATAGAAATATCGGCGATCTCATCGACTTCGCCAGCGACCGAAACCATCTTTCCGCATCCTGTGCAGACAAATATGGTCTTTGTTCGTGTGGCATAATCGTCCGAGGTTTGGTCTTCGTATAAATATGAATCCATTACCTTGATTTCAGCATCACAGTCGCAACCCATGACCGAGTCAAGAATACGTTCGTTTGCGATAATATCATCCATGAGGACTCCTTTCGTTATTTATTTTGAAAATATGAGATCAGCACCGTTGCAGCCATTATGGCAACGAAACAGATCGTGTCATTTAGTGTCATTCAATAGTTTCTCCATTGTTTTATTTGATTCGGGATTCGGGGAAATATAGCGTTCGTCAGAAACAAACCAATTATAGTCACCACGTTCGTTGATCGCTCCAATAGCATCATCGGCAAGTTTGCTGTAATATGACATGTCGATTTCATCAGAGAGATTATTCTCGCGGACTATTGAGGCTTCCTTCCATCGATAACCTTTTGCTCCGGTCGCGCTGGAATATCCACCTTTGTCATTGCTTCGAACAAGTTCGCCGCCACCGGACCCATCTCGTACTGGAACGAATGCTCCAACCTTTCCAACGAATGAGTAATTATGCTCATCTGCTTGGAGATCTTCGTTAAAGTCGAGATATAGACTTGTCTGGACGCTCTTTGTTTCTGCAAGGTCTGACAGGCTGAGAGATTCTCCAGAAAATAAGGTTTTAAAGACATAAGGAACCTGGAACTGCAACCCAGTAGCAGTCCATTCACCGGCATGTTCACCCCATGCAGAATGAGCGATGTATGTGGATTTGTTGACAATGCAAAGCTTGTCATAGGTTGCTTCGTGTTCGAATGTATATCCATACTTATGTCCAAACTCGGTCACCCAGTTGATAATATAATCATCAGCATCGGCGATCTTGATCGAATCTGTCTTGATATGGACGACTGTATAACCCATTTCCTGGACTTTGTGCTTCAGCGTGATCATAAATAACGCACCACGTTTGGCAACCTTGTTGTCCATATTGCGATCGAGTCGTCCAGCCGAGACATCATTGAACCTTGTCGGAAAATGAGCTGATGTCAGTCCATAGACCGAATTGATAGGAATCTTCAATGCCGTCGAAAGGATCTTCTGGTTTTCACGAAGCTCAGCATCCGTGAATTTGTTGTCCAGAAGTTTCTCGGCTGTTGCGAAATCTCCATGCTTGATGGCGATACGCGTATCCAGAATATCCTTGTATCGTTTCGTATATGGTCCAAACATGTTCATTGCAATGATCGAATGCGGATGCATCGAAGCAATATCCAGCAATGCGACATTACCGAACATTCCACCTAGCATTGGTTTGTCAGTCATTTGTCATCTCCGAAAAATAGAGCAATGGCGAGAAATATCACGATAATAGCAATACCGATCAATGTCTCGCCACTGAAGTTTTCAAATATCTCTTCAATCATACAGCCACGGGAGCCTTGATTGCAGGATGACACTTGTAGTCTTCCAAATGGAAGTCTTCAAGCTTATAGCTGAAAATATCCTTGGCTTTATCGATCTTCATCTTCGGGAAAGGATACGGAGTTCGATGAAGCTCTGTTTCAACCTGATCGAGATGATTCAGATAAATATGGCAATCACCGCCAGTCCAGATCAAACGTCCAGGTTCAAGACCAGTCTGCTGAGCCATCATCATAGTCAACAGAGAATATGATGCGATGTTAAACGGAACTCCGAGGAACATGTCTGCAGACCTCTGATAGATCTGACAATCAAGACGTTCGGATTCCGTAACATAGAACTGGAAGAACGTATGGCATGGCGGAAGAGCCATATCAGGAATCTGAGATGGATTCCAGGCACTCACAATGATCCTGCGAGAATATGGATCGTTCTTGATAAGATCAATGGCATTCTGGATCTGATCAATATGATCGCCATTCCAGTCACGCCACTGCTTGCCGTAGATCGGTCCAAGATCTCCATTCTCATCTGCCCATTCATCCCAAATATGAACACCATTGTCATTTAGGTATTTGATGTTGGTATCGCCATTGAGGAACCACAGAAGTTCGGCGATCACACCCTTCAAATATACCTTCTTGGTGGTAACCAGCGGGAAATATAGCGACAGATAGAATTCCATCTGTAGACCGAATGTCGACAGAGTACCGACTCCTGTTCGATCCTTACGAATGGTTCCGAGACCTACTACCTTTTCTAATGTTTGTTCATACATATCGTTACAGAATGTTGTGGACTCACGAAGTTTTGTGACTCTGACAAAATCATCATCCATATATTTCAGAACATTCTTATACATGTCTGGAAGGGGTTCTTGAATATTAGTCATGATTAACTCCTTTTGAAATCAGATGAAGAATGGAACTTCATTCTCCTGAACATAACTGGTAACCGCAATGGACTCGGGATTCGACTCCAGAGAAGTGGAAACCAGGTTGGCATACTTAATGCTATCAGCATAAATATCGTTAGCTTCAGTACTAGGAAGATAAGTGACCTCATAGATTCGGTTATCACTCTGTTCATCGGTCACAACGAATGCGAAAAAGCTTCCGAGAATATAGCCACCACTCTTGATGAAGATATGATAGTCCCGCTTGTTCAGATAGCCTTTTCCATCAATATAACGACGGACTGCATATTCAATCATTTGATAATTCATTGTTTCTCCCATGGATGTTGAATATTCATATAATTCTGATCAACATCACCATTTTCCATGCCATACACAAATACGTATCCACCTTCTGATGGATACTCGCCCATGTACTTGGACTTCTGGTCCTTAGGAGCATATGGATCGAATGTATAACCTGGGAACAGTTCAGCCAGATCCGGATAATTGAAACTTGATTGTGGATGCATTTCATTGCCAAATATGATCTTGGCAGTGTGTGTATTGTTGGTGTCATTCACTGTCAATCCAGACAACTGCGCAAGAATCTTTCTGGCTTCGAAATCGCCACTCAGATGGTGGAAGACTGCCTTGGTTGCTCGGACATCGTCCTTACAATATCCTTCAACAACCTTCCACATATCTTCAGGAACTGGTTTGGTCCAATCCATTCCGAGTTCATGATGATCGATACCCAATTCGATTTCCCACTTCTTAAGCGATTGCTTCTTCGACGAGAAATCGTAAATATCGGCATAGGAGATGTTGTATGCTTGACCGAACAATGCATTCTTGTCTCCATTCACAATCTTACTTGAAAGCTCGTACAATTGGGAATTGTCATACCCAAGACCACCCCATGCATAAAGCATATGATTGTCGTACCGTCGATTGTTGAATCCAACCAACGGTTGTTCCATGAGAGCCATTACGGACTTACGAGGAGGATTAATCCAGCAATGAACTTCATCCTCATCATCCCGCATATAGCAGATCATGAACAAATTGGGGAAAACTTCGACATCATAGAAGATCACACTATCGATGTTTTCGTCAGATTTCCCTTCGGGCATTTTTTCAGATTTGAATTTCATATTGGACACGACCGTCATGCAATAGTCAGCCCAATGTGAAGAACGCATGGCGAACGACAGAATATCATTTCGCATATCGCTTACATCATATGCGAGCCCTTGCTCATAAGCTTCGTCCAGAACCTTGCAAATAAAGTCTATACTAGGTTTGGTTCCAGGTTGATACTTCTTGAGTAAGCAGTTCTTAATGATGTTACGAAGATGCTGTTCGTCTGCTAGTTCCGATTTATTAATCATAGACTTCTCTCCTTTCAGTGGAAGTCCTGAAGAAATATGCGCTACTTCCAGATCATTGCATTTGGACAACTTACGACGAAGAGCAGACTTACCTTTGTAAACCTTTACCTCGATATGAGTGCTGTAAAGGTTCTTGAGTTTGTCCACATCTCCATCATAAATATAATGCAAGTGTAGCCCATTACCGGATTTGGATACTTCAGCATACGTTTTTGGAAAATCCTTTGCAGCTTCGATGTTTGCTTCCAGACTCTTCTCTCCATCTTCACCACGAAGATCAAAGTCCAGAACAATATGATTCGAAGGTACTCGGACCCAATGCAACTGATGTGTGTCGATGTCTGCAAGAGTCGTTGTGCACTTGTCCCAAGAGACTCGTGGAGCTCCGCATTCATCATTACGAGCGAGCTGTGCAGAATATGATTGAGCCATCGCATCAAATGCACTCGTATCACTATCGAGTTTCAGCCAGTCAGGGGTACCGACTGTAATCCGTTCGATCTTGGATTCGAACTTGTCAAATTTGAAACCATAGAATACCACTCCTGAAGTGGAATATGATTTCGAGACATGACGAGTACGTTCCATTCGATCGTAATACGATGCCATTTCATACATGAAGTCTGTTCGCTTCATTACGATCTGGTTCTTTGTATCATCCTGCCATTCCTTGAACGCAGTCCAAAGAGTGTTAAGTGTGATACCGTCATCTGCATCAGTTACGAGACCATAATTGTCTTCGATGAAGTTGTAAATATCATTCGTCCTGGAGATCATACTCAATGGAGAATATCCATCATAGTAATGAGCTCCGCGACTCTTGTATACCGAAAGACAATGATGCGCAATGGCACCCAATTCGAATTTGATCTGACCGATGGCCTCAAAATATTCATCCTGAGGCATCTTGGTACCAGTTGGTTCGATGTCGATAAGACGACGAATAAGACCAGCCTTTGAATCTGTGATCTTGACAGCCTTATTGGTTGCCATGAACAGCATAGTCTTCGGACGAATCGGATATTGTTTGACACCTTTCTCATTAACAACGATTGTTTCATGAGCTGCTAATTCATTCAGAACTGTGTTATCCCACATCTTCGACAGATCGCCATCATGCTGGATGCCAATCAACGGAGAGTTCTTGAATGCAGCAGTCGCAAAGGTGTAACCTTTACCCAACTCATCAGCGGAGAAATATGCAATGTATCCGGGAAAGAGTTCTTCGATGATGTTCAGAATCGTCGATTTACCAGTTCCCGGATCACCATAGATCACAAACATCTTCTGGATCTGATCTATCTGGGTGCCATCGACGAGCGCTCCGATTCCCCATTCCAGTTTCTCACGCTGGTCCGCAGAATATAGAACGCTCATCAATTTATTATACGAATCGCATACACCTGGTTCAACAGAATATGGCAATTGCATTGTCGCATAGTCTTCTCGACTTGGAACTTGATCGGCAAATATCATCTTCTGGTCCAATGTCTCTTCATTGTCACGAAGATATTTGAACGAATTCATGTACCGATTCCATGCACCATTTGACATGTTCTGCATAAGCTGACGGCTTACAGTGTATCCCTCAGCTTCCAGTTCCTGAATATGATCATCGTAATACTGATTAATGTCATTGTCGATGAGCTCGCTAAGCTTACGAATATCCCTCGACCAGAAGTGAGATTCCGGATCATAAACGGCGTAGAATGCTCCGCCCCTCACTAGAAGATCATGATAACCACGAATCTTAGGATCTGCGATAATGGTTACCTTGTTCTTTCCAGTGTGAACTTCATGCACTTGTACCTGATCCAAAATATCCTCCTTTCTAAATCTCTGGAATATCGAATTGTTGATTCCAATACTGCATCTGATACCACAACTCAGTGTCACGAAGATCGTGAGGTGGATTATTCACAACGAACAATCCACCATTTGATCCATCATAATTATACTCGTGATGCATGAAGTGATTTACCTTTTTAATAATGTCATCATTGTCGATTCCATTGACATCAACATATGCATAATCATACCAGTCAATGTCAAGATTCGAGATAAACATCTTGAACCAATGCGATGTACTGTATCGCTCGGATGTTATGAAATTGGTTCGTTCGGCAAATGCAACAAGCATTTCAAGTACTGTGGATAGCAATGGATCAAGAACCGCATCGATGTGTTTACCTGTTTCATCAGCATAAACCTGACGCAAATATATACCATCATCAGCACGGTTCTGATCCATTGGAATATCCCAATAGTAATCAATATTAAATAGTGCTATTGCGAGTTGATCGTAATCAGATGCATCGACTCTGTCGATAAGCCAGCCAACGTATTCACCGTTACCGTATCGTTTCATAGCATATCGGTTCAGATCGATGTCCATAATTACTCCTCTAGTTTATCAGCAAGTTCCTTATTGTACTTGTGAACCGGAGCGACTTGATCCTCGGGAATATGCATCACAGCATTCTGCCATGATCCTGCATGATCCACGATCTCATAATCGCATTCCAGTTTCTCATTACGGCACCAGACTGTTCCATCAGGATCGAAATGATTCAGTACAGTCACATCGATGAGACCTGCAATATTGTTGACGATCATTGTTCCTTCAGCAAATATGTCGTCGGTCTCATAATAATCGATTGTGATCGTGTCGAACCAATCTGGTCTATTCTGGTGTTCTTTCTCATTGATTCGATACATGTGCTTGTTCGGTATCGTTCGCTGATACCGTTTCCTGCGAATAGAATCCAGGACTGTGTGCTCCATGTCCGAATCGCCTTCGCACTCATCGAACTCCGCTTGCTCGTCATCGGTAAGAGGACCATCCCAACGAGGATTACCCTCATCGATTACAAATCGACCGTCTTCCTGAAAATATGAACTATGACGTTCCTCAGGATGACCCATGTCTTCGCGAAGCGCATCGAGTGCATCATCTTCTTCATCAATGAAATCAGAATATGTAGAAGCCTTTGTCGTTGCAGAATCGTAAAGTCGCAGTTCCTGATCTTCAAGTTCTGCAATCTTCTTCTCATGTTCCTGAGTCTTTGTCTTAATGACTTTCTCAGTATATAGATTCTGCTTTATCAGTTCATTCTTACGCTTCTCCAGCTCTTGAACTGTTTCATTGATTTCGCGCAGTGGTGTATACTTATGATTAACATAAATATAACCGGCAACGCCAGTTACGACGCTGCCGGCAAGAGCACCAAGCGCAAGCATAATCAGATCATGCTTGTTCATGATTAACTCCTAAAATATAAATCAGATCTGGTTGTAGATCGGCTCAGGCATGACATTGAACTCGAGCTTGATGCCCATCTTGCCATCCCATGGGCAATCATGCACGAAGTCCCACGGATCATCGGTATTGGTTCCGAGATTGGTACCAAAGTCGATCACAGTATCCGGATGCTCTTTGTCATAGATCCATCCCATAACGGAACCAGCCGGAGTATCCGATAGACCAAGAGCACGATACGCATCGTTCAGGAACACATGACCCTTAGCCATCAATTCCTGATTCAGATTCGTTAGAGCGGCACGGACATGTGCAACGTTCATACCAGGATCACGATCCCAATAGACGCTATACTCATCGAAGAACCGAGAGAATCCAGGAATATTGTCTTGAGCTTCTTTCTCAGTGTGAGTCTTTCCATCCGAATCGGTGGTCTCGACTTCTTCGATTCCGTGATACAGTTCGCGATCGACCTCAGCACCATACTTCTCAACAACGCGAGCTCGATAATCGGCCAACTTCTCAGCAAGCATAGATACTGTTGCCGTCAGAGCTGCATTACGCTTCGAGAGAATATTGTGCGCACTGAGGGTGCAGGCAATCGCCACTGCAGTGAATGCAATGGATGGTAAATATAGCTCAGTCACAGAGAGACCAAGCCACACATGCTGCTGAACGATCTGACGCTTGTAATCGTCATCACTGATGACAATATCCATATCCGGATCCTGAGCCTTACGATAGTTCTTTTCAATGCGCTGGACTCGAATATTGTGCTCAGTAACCACACCATCGAGCTTCAGAGTAGAATATACTGCGAAGCCAGTTGCAGCTACACCAGCCACTACACCAACACCGGTGAGAATAGCAGGCGAATTCTTCTTAAGCACCAATCCAGCTCGAGAAGCCTTGGATATGATCATAGACTTGATGTCCATCTAAATATCTCCTTAGTTGAGAGTCTTAAGTTCTGCAGAACCTTTTTCGGTTGTTCTGAATTCCATAATACGTCCGTCGAAAGTCAAAATCACAAGTGACCTCGGAGGATTCTTCGGATCATAGATCCTAAATCGATACTCCTTTACCTGAGAAACCAGGTTCGGAAAATATGAAGCAAATCGATCTTTCCAGATTTTAAGAATCTTTTTCTCACTTTTGTCTTCATATGTTTCCGCTAGAAAGTCGTATGCTCTTGGCAGCGTTGCTGCGTGAATATCATCCATCATCCTTCTGGATGCTCCTTTCGATATTTACGGGCACTTTGCAATCTCATGAGAACTGCAAATACCTGTTTATCAGACATGTGATTTACTTTATGTGCCCAACTTGGTGCACTATAGAATTTGCACAACTCGGCACGTGCTTGTTCTGGACTCATCGGATAACCTTTGGATTTGGTAGATCAATAATATAATAGCCAGTCTCAGTCGTCAAGATTCGGCTACGGCGAACATCGGTCCAACCGAAGTTATAGTCCTGAGGAGTGGTCGGAACCTTTGAGCTGTTGTACTCATTGGCTTTGATATAAAAGTCTGCAAGGGACACAATGCCTGTCTCATTGATCGAGTCATACATATATGACAATACGCTCTCAGCATCTGCTCTGGTATCGAACATGACACGATTGAAATCATGTCCAGTTCGTGCGGGCATTACAGGACGCTGGGTTGTCGTACGATACCTCGAATTGTAGTTCATCCGAGAATATGACGGACGAGCCACAACCGGTCGACCATTGGAAACAGTGTCACCGAAGAGAAGCCTCTGAAAACCAGTGGAGATCATGTCATAGAGAGTCTGCTTAAGCGCGGGAACCAGCACATCAGATACTACGTACATTGCAGCATCCTTTGCTGTTCCACCAAAGAACGTCTCCGACATTTCCTTTACTTTTGATTTCTTCGGAGGAACGCTCACGGTCTTCTCGGGGATCTTGACTCCCTCTTCCGTGGTTTCGATTCCGAGAGCTTCTGGAGAAATGTCAGTGCCGTTTTCAGTCATAATAAACCTTTCGAAAATATAAATCTATTGTGGAACCAGGCTAGCGGGCCATCACTAGTCGACAGCCCGCTTTCCACAAATATACGAGCTATCAGATGTTCGCGATCGGCGGAACAGTAGGAACATTCGGCTGAGTGTTCTCAGTGATTTCCTGCTTCGCTTCCAGCTGAGCCTTGGCTTCAAGATAGTTCTTGACAGCATCGTCATCCGGATGCTTTTCAATATAATCCTCAGCCTGCTTACGAGCATTGTCGGGGAAGAGATCGGTCATGAATTCGGTGAGAGATTCCGGATTGTCGATCAGATCATCAACCAGAGCATCGTATGCTTCGGAATCCATGAAGAGTTCGGTGCTCTTGTCATTCTTGATGAAACGAGTGCGATCTTCATCCTGAACACGCTTGCCATAAGATGCCTTGACGATAATATCAACAGCATCCATAACGGTGTTCATGACTTCAGAAGCCGGCATATCCGTAGTGAGTTCGGTCATCTTCTTGGCAATTGCCTGAAGTCGATCAAACTCTCCGCTACGGATCATACGACGGAGGTCACGCTGAGACAGATGGAAATATGCATCTTCCTTAACTTCAGTACCGTCGATATCGGTGTAAATGAGGGTCTTCTTGATCATTGTGTTATACCTTTCTGGTTGTTATTATTTTAAAATATAAACCCTACGATTTGTAGGGTTTATGAAACTTAAAGTTTTCCGATGAGTACCGGGTTTTGGTGTTCATCGTAGAGCTGAACCAAATAATCCGGTTCCTTATCAAGCTCGCTCTTCAGTGCGGAGGCAGTAATGGACTCTGTCATCTTACGGGTTCCCGTAGTAATGAGACCAATACCAATCGCTCCGATCACCGCAGTTGCGATTCCTGATGCGGAAATATCGGGTTTGATGGTTTGGGAAATAGCTTTTACGATCTTTTCGATCATGATACTCCTTTCGAATATCTAGGTTTCATTAATGGCGATGGAAATATCGCGAATCAGTACTTACGATAGAAATCAGCAGATGGACTGGTATCGAACGACACCACCAGGCAAGGACGTCCATCTTCCGACAATCGGGAACTATACTGAAGCTTTACCTTATAGTCAGGATTCCAACCCAATTCTTCTCCTGCATTGATCGGTTCCAGCTTGAGTTTATCGTAATACTCATTAACGGAAACCCACATATCACTGAGCAATTGTTCATTCAGATCATTCTGAATCTCACGAAGACTCTGCATGTCAGATTCGAAATATCGTCCAGAGAACTGATCGAAGCACAGGACTTTACCGCTTCCGACTACAATCGGTTTGGAATCGCTCTTGGCCATCGCATCATCTGCAACTGCATTGTTAAGTTTTTCAATATCCTTTTCAGAGAGGATACGTTCCACCTGTGTGCGATAGTTCTTAGCTGCTTCCTGAGCCATAGTGTATGCCGAAGCATATGCAGCGGTCTTGGAATTACCAGCCTTGAGTGCGCCACCGATGCAAGCAAGAGTCGCGACGACGCTGAGTCCGGTTGGAATATAGCATGGGACTGCTGTCTTTACGGTTTCGACCTTGGTAAGTTCTCGACCACTCTCAATGCGAGCGATCTTTAGTTTACGATCAGCAACGTGAGTATCCTTTACTGCAGATGCTGCAACGGTTACCACACCGACAACTGCCATTCCTGTCAGGATAGCTGGCGAGTTCTTCTTGACGAAGTGTTTCGATACATTTAAAATATGTTGAATGTCCATAATATCTCCTAGGCAAAAGCTAAAGGCCTATGTTTCCATAGGCCTTTAAGGCTTTCAGTAATAAATTACTCTTCAGTAGATTCGACGTTGGAATCATCCGGTTCTTCGGAATCATCGTCATCCGAGGACTTCGGCGTGATGGCGTAGTACTTCTGTCCGTTTTCGTCAGTCTGGAGGTCCGAGACTTCGAGCGAATCATCAATTTCGATGGGGTACAATTCATCGTCCGAGCTTCCGGTTGCAACCTTAGCGATTACAACAGCGGCAGCGCCGGCACCAATGAATAGTGCATCTTTGATGATTTCACCCTTGTGCTCTTTGCACCAGGACTTGACCTTTTCGAACTTTTCCTTTACCTTCGACGTCTTCTGTTCCTTCGGGGTAACAGTGACTTCGACTTCGGGAGTGTTTTCGTTAGTCATAATTTCTCCTTTATAGAGGGTTTATACTTCATTAAGCACTATGATTTTTTCGCGGATCGTTCTGCTGCATTAATATAATTGATGATTCGTTCAGCATCCTGTGACGGTTTTCTCACAGTATTTATCCGCAAATTACATACATTACTGAAGTTGTGACGAATATAAGCGAAGTCTACGAAGTCAGCTTTGATTCGTCGATCAATTTCTTCGGGCTTGTCACCTCGAGCAAGTAATCGATAACGGATTACGTCTTCCGGAATATCCATATAGACACCGTATACGTCGTCGATCATGTCTTTCAGTTCCAAATATCCCGATGGATCAAGAACTGAGACTGTTTGATCATTCGCTCGAAGATCTGAGATCGGGAAACCATATCGCCATGTTTGTCCATTCCAAACTCGATATTCTCGAATGAGTGTCAACCAACCGTCATCAACCAACTGATCGAATTCTCGATCATCACTAAAATGATACGGGAACCCATCAATTTCGTATGGACGAATTGGTCTTGTGGTATATGAGACAGCAGCTTTCCATCCAAAATCGACAAGAGCTCTCTGCAGAGTGGTCTTTCCAGATCCCGATGGACCGATGATCACAATATGTTTCTTCATCAGATAACATCCTTTGTCAGATAATATAGATTGATGTTCGTTGTATCAAATATGGCATCTTCAGAAGAATCAGGTACTTCCATTTCAATATGCTTTGTGCCATTGTTATTGATATACGTAAACTTCTTGTGCCGTCCTTCATATCCGAACATTGCAGTTGATGCATCGGGCTTGGAACTGAAATCAGTATCAAGAGTCGACACTATGGAATATGCTTTCTTGATACTGCTGTAGTCCTTTGTGACATCGGTTGCTGATGCACTACCATACCAAACCATAGTGGTTCCAACACTATTTGTATAATATACAGTAATATTCTTTGACGTCAGTACGACTTCATACTTGCATCCGCCTTCTGCGCCATCGTCACATGCACCAATGATATCATCAGATTCGAAACTCTGAGAATATGTTCCGATATACTCGGATTCTTTCTGGACTTTCTTCTGTTCTGATTTCTGGACTTGAGGTTCTGGTGCAGATGAAATATTACTTCCACAGCCAGTCAGAGAAACAAATGCGACTGTAAGAATTGTAATAATATAGGCAAGCTTCTTATACATGATAACTCCTTATGAAATATTTAGCGATACTTGAGAATGCAGGAGATCGCCTTGAAACTGGTATCTGCAACGCCGTGATCATACCCGGCTCGGTAAATGGATTGTGCACATAGTGCTGCGACTCCCACACCAATTGCGATTGCAGAGAAATAAGTTACTTTGTTCTTGTTATTATTGTTGGTTGCCATGATAAATCCTTTCAGAAAATATAAGCCCTGTGAATTTCACAGGGCTTTATGGTGGTCAATCAGATATGTGGCTTCGGGAAGAATGGAAGGGACTTCGTAGTGATCGCATTGGATCGTTCGAAGACAAGCATCATTCCGACGCATACGACAGAGCTGACGGCTCCCACAACCTTTACGATCTTTTCATGACGCTGAGAATTATAAGAATTCTTCAGGTCAACGACTTTCTTCGCATTGTTGAGGGCTTCTTCATACTCTTCTTCATCGGGGTGATGATTGCTCTGGGAACAATCCAGGCTTTCAAATATGATTTGGTCCATCTTCTTGATGTTATCTTTTCGAGCTGACATTTGTCAACCTCCTTTCATTAAGGGCGAAGATTATTACGCGAAAATATAAACCCTACGATTTGTAGGGTTTATTGAATCAATCACGATTCAGAGTCTTCCGATTCGTTCTTGTTATAGGCTTCCACCAATGCTTTGGTTCCGAAGAAGGTAATAACGCTTAGAATAACGCTAATACCAGTCCAGATAAGCGAGGTGAGAGTCTGATACTTAAAGAACTGCTTGAAAGTCATGATGACTCCTTTCATAGTGGTTATACTTCATTAAGGGCTGTGATTTTTTCGCGTTTGATTGGTGTACCAGCTATATCTGCTCTACATGTTTCGAATCCATATGCATCCTCATAGGCGTGGAATTTATATGAGAATGAAATGAGAGCAGCGTAAAGATATGGAGCGTATAGAGCAATCAAATCTATATAATCGATCCATAGAAAATGCTTTTCTTTCAATCGATCAAATTCTCGAACAATGTTTTCGAATGGTTGACAGAAATCGAACATCTCGATTTTTATCAAACCATCGCGATAATCAAAATATGTATTGATCGATGTTCGTAATGTGCTCATTAGTTCGGGAAAGCATCGATCAAGGACCCATCGTTTCTGAGGTTCCATAAGATATCCGATTCTGATCATGCGGAAATCTTCATTGTTATCCACACAATCATCACAGAATTTATCATACATATCCCAATCAGGAATAACTCTAGGCACAAAAATGTAATAGATGAGCATCATCAAAATACGCATAATAACTCCTTTTGAATATTATTGGTATTTCTGAATAACATCACAGCTTCGTGTGTAATCGCCATTATCAATACAAACCCAATCAATATCTCCTGTCTTGATATGTTCTACTTTATTTGTATTGTTCTTTGCATTCAGATTTGTCGAAACAATCATGATACATGCCATGAGTAGCATTCCAGCAACGAAACCAGAAAAAAATCTCATTCTGCTTCTCCTTCCAGAATATCAACGATTCCAACATGCTGTCCAGTTTTAAGTTCCTCAAGCATGTTAGGATCATCCAAATGAATGAGTACTTCATAACCACCATACATGGAATCCATTGCTCGAACTACGGTTCCATTTACCAATCCCATTATAACTCCTTTGTCGAAAATATAAGCCCTATGTTTTCATAGGGCTTATGATCAGATAAGTATATTCATACCTATCATTACGCATAGACCTGCAATTATCAGAGATCCGATTTCAGACAGAACAGTTTTTAACTTTAAACAGTTATTATTTTCAATGACATTATCAATAATGTTGACAAAATCATCGATAACAATACCGATCAGTAAAACTGCACCAGCAAAAAGTGCGAATGCACAGATAATATTGTAGATATATGGCGACATGATGGCCTCCTTAACGATTTATCTTTTCATTAAGCGGGCTGTTTTATTCGCGTGTATAAAGTGCTGAAAAATATAAACCCTATGTTTCCATAGGGTTTATAGTTACTTAATAGTAACCAATGGTTCGTAATATACGTCTCCGTATTCATAGTTTGTCTCAATATCGCCATTGAGATGCTTTGACTCGATAGTTACTTTAGTCTGCATTGCGCGACATGAATAATCGTCGACACCATTTGAATCACAGAAAACCGGTGTATCGATATAGCTGTCAACAAATTGATCATTAACAGAAACGATTTCGGTATGCTGTGAAACATAATAGTTATCAACCATTTTATACACGTTAGCACCAATGCCAATAATAACTTCAATAGCAAGAACAGCCAAACCAGCTGCAATGACAATATTGATAAACTTATTGATGGTACGCATTTTAATACTCCTTAATAGTGGTTAATATTCTATTAAGGCATGTGATTTCTTCGCGAAAAAAAGGTGCTGATGCACCTTCGCGATTCTACAGAAGAATGTTGAGTAATCCAGTGATGGACAGGATTATAACAATCAGTAGAACTGCTCCGGAAATCAGCACAGCTTTGATAAGGAACTTAAGAAAGTCAAACATAGGTGTCTCCTTTATACGGGTTTACTTATCATTAAGCACTATGATTTTCTCGCGAGAAAAATAAGAGCCTATGATTTCTCACAAGCTCTAGATTTTTAGAGGTAACCTTTATTCTTAAGGATCTCCATAACTCGTGCGGCAGAAACCGGATCTTCTAGGCTGGCTTCACCCAATGCCATCTTGAGTACGATCTTGGACCATTTTTCGACATCTTTAATATTCTTAAAGGTTTTGATTTCAGGTTCAACATCGATCACTTGGCAAGGTGTGTAAGCCAGATGATTACGAAGAGCGGTCATACGGCCACGAATATCGATCTTTGGCATTTTAATACTCCTTAATAGTGGTTAATATTCTATTAAGACATGGGATTCTTTCGCGAAAAAAAAAGAGAACTGGATCATAAGATGTTACCATCTTATGGTTCTATTTGCTTTCAAATAACTAGGGATTAACAATATATAGTTTTCACATTCTTTAGAGTAGCCATCACCTCTCTTGGCTTCCCAATCTGTTTTTTAGGCTCCAATAATGGAGTCCCTCTAAAGTTTACTGCTATATATTCTGCATTTACTCAGTTTCTTTTCATTAAGGGCTATGATTTTTTCGCGAAAAAAGATTTTTAATTACCAACGGAGAATATGGTATGGATTGTATTTAGTAAGACCATTTTCAATAGTCTTCTTCTCTTTTATTGTGATGTGTTGAACTTCAATAGAACGACAACCATTAAAGCCTATTATGGTAATTGAACATTTAGGTGCAATAAGATTTACATCCTTGATGAAACGTTCTATACCATCTTCGTCGAAACTAAACAATGTAATTTCTTCAGTATGCAGATTATTCATGAAATTGTCAATGACCTTAACAATGTTTAACATTATAGTTCTTTTGATAGTAATGAATAGTTTTATGATAAAAATAAACCCAGAGGTTTTCTGGGTTTATAGAATCAATACTTTAGGGATTCACGAGTATACGCTCTTAATGAAACAGTTTTAGTTTCGTAAATATGATGTCCATTGGGCTTGCGCTTCTTGAACTTCGGAATAATCTTAGTGATAATAACGAAGCTTGCAATATACGCAACAATGGCGATAATAGATACGAACGGAATAAAGTTCATAATAGTATCGTACATTTTAATACTCCTTAATAGTGGTTAATATTCTATTAAGGAGAGTGTTTCTTTCGCGAGGCAAAAAGAACCCAATGTGCAATCTCTATGATGCTACAATTGGGCAAAAAAATGCGCCAGGGTTCGAACCTGGAATCAGACGGCCTATTGCTAGGTCTTGACTTACAATTTCCTTTGTGTGATTATGTCTGCTTAACACATTCTTTTCATTATGGGGAATGTTTCTTTCGCGAGGCAAAAATAAAGTGAAATGTTCAAGTTACTTAATCCACAGCAGCCTTCTAATCTGCTTGTGCCGATAAGTTATTACGATTTAGCTTTTCAACAAATATGTTTTGGTTATACACTCTAGTATTTCATTAAGCGCTATGATTTTTTCGCGAGGCAAAAATAAACCCAGAGGTTTTCTGGGTTTATAGAATCAGGAATCTTCTACGATATTATCGAAGAGTTCATCTTCCTGCAATTTGATTTCATTACGTATACGCGTTTCACGAAAACTCTTAAAATCTGCAGCATCTTTGATATCCTGAATATCAGATACCGCGCTTGTAATGAGCTTTGCAGCTAAGGCGATAAGTGCAATGGAACCAGTAACAGTCAATGGAATATTGATTTTCATAATAGACTCCTTTCATTAAAGCCCATGAATATCTCGCGAGACAAAAAAAATAAGAGCCCATGATTTTGTCACGAGCTCTTATCAAACTTTACTTATTCGCCAGATTCTTCTGGTACTGGTTCGCGCTAACTCCAAGAATAACTCCCAAGAACACGTCGAACGCAGCCACGGTAGCTGCAATCGGAACAGTCGCATCCCAATTCCAAATGGAACCAAGAGTCAGGATAAGGGTATTCAGAGCCGGCAGAATATACTGCACGATCCACTTCAGGATATCATAGCCCTTGTCGGTCATACCGAAGAGTCCACGAATATCCGGAGTCTCATCCTTATCGTTCTCGAAATCATTATCAGTCATTGTTTTCCTTTCCTCTCAGGTTCAGTCAATGGCAGGTTCTCAACCTCACGCATGACCTTTCTCGCCATTCCATTGCCCCCGACACGTTCGTAGGGTTCATATAAGTATTTGACGAAATCGTCGTATTCATCTTTCGTGATCCAGCCACGATTCAAATATATGTTTCCAGTGAATACGATACGATCGTGGGCAAGCCCCTTCAGGAGATCGACAAAGGCGTTGTGAATATCGTCTTTGTTATTCTTCTCGTCACGTCTGTTTTGCAGAAACGCCCAGAATCCTGAAGAGGCCAGCACACTTCCGACAATGGTGACGATGGTTATCATTAGTTCATGATCCACCGATTCCATTGTCCTCCTAAGCCATGTCGTTGACTAGCTTGGTCAGAGCAGTCCGCATCTTCGAACGAAGCTCAGGAGTCGCGGAGGACCAAATATCCTTCACGCTCTTCTGATACGATTCGAACTTCTCTTCCGGAGACTTGTCATGTTCAGACTTGGCATCATGACGCCACACATCGCGTTCGCGGTAATCATCATCCATCATACCACGAATATCGTGACGCAGATACGGACGATTCATACCCTCGGCGATGGTGCCGTAGTACAGAGCCTGGTGACGATAATTGATGGCTTCATCAATATCCTTGATCATATCAATGATCTCACCAAGCTCGTGAATATCAGTGCCATAATTGATATTGCGGGTGCAATCATCCGCAACTTCCATGAGACGGCATTTCATCGCACAAAGCGACTTGCATCCTTCGTGAGAGCACATTTCACTTCCCATTTTGACCTCCTCAGGCAACTCGCTTGACCCAAAGACCAGAACCGGCGGAAACGGTCACTGGATTGGTTCCGACATTGGTAATCGTGATGGTATCGTACTCTCCGCACGCATTACGGACGATCGTGTCCGCATGAACGTTGTTCTCGGCATTGGCTGCTGATGGAGTGGACACCATAAGGGTACCCGGCAGCGTGGAACCACCGATGGCGATTGCCAACTGAACCGGAGTAGCCGCAGTTGCAGAGGAAACGTTTCCAGTGAAGTGGACCTCGTAGATACCAGGCACGCGGAGCTTAACAGCCGGCGTGGACTGGCGATGACCTTCTGCCGAAGAGCAGGTGCGAAGTACAGTGCTATCAAAGGTAATAGACTGTCCAGTCGTAAGGGTCTGGACGGTAAGATTTGACAGTGCGATCATAATATACCTCCTGAAGTGCTATCAAATAGCGACGTTGTTATTGCAGCAACCGGTGTACATGGATGCAAACGGATTCGCCACCTGGAACGCCGGAATCGGGCTCGGACGCAGCTGGGAGATCAGATATGCATTCTGCTGGCACTGGGAAGCCGACAGATTCAGCTGGTTGATCTCCTGGGCCTGATCAGCGATCTTGGTCTTGAGATCCTCCATACGATTGGCGACGATCTCGTCATGGAGCTGACGATAGTTGGCATTGTCGTTCTGGATGATCTGCTGGGTCTGATTCTGGATCGCGTTCTGAATGGCGCAGGTGTTCGTCGCCATATCATACTGGATCTGGGCTTGGCCCTGACGATTGTCGCAGCAGCACTGGGCGAGCTGGGTCGCCAGAGCATTGGTGTTCTGCATGTTCGCGACAGTATCGGCATTGATGGCCTGCTGGGTCGCATTGAATCCCTGAAGCAGAGAGGTGTTCATGGCATAGAAGCCATCACACATGCCGCTATTGATGCCATTGAGCTTGTTCAGCATCGACTGGGTATCAAATCCACGCTGGAGATCGCCATTGGATGCCGGAGCTTCGCCAGTTCCGTTACGACCCCAGGCACCATTGCCCCAGCCACCGAAAATGGCGAAGAGAATGATGAGGACCCACCAGCCGTTACCATTACCCCAGCCATCATTGTTACGATTGCTGTCGGTGACTGCCGCAATGTCTGCAAGAGACGGAGTTGCATTCATCATAATATATACTCCTTAGGTTGTTCTGGTCTTAAAATATACGAGGCCCATGGAAAAGACCAGAAGAGTTCCATGGGCCTCGAATCCTATATCACAATCCGAACATTTTCTTCAGAAACGGCGGTGCCGAATCGATGATCTGTTGCAGATTGATGTTGTTCTGCTGACAGAACTGGTTAGCCAATTGCTGACCTGCATTCTGGTCTCCAGATTGGAGTGCCTGAATATACTGCTGGTTCTGTGGATTTGGCCGAACGTTATTTGTTTGCAGGAAGTTGAGAGCGTTCTGAATAGGATTAGTCATTTTAATCACTTCCCAATTTGAGGAGTAGTAGCCTTGTCCATAAGAATATCCTTAAGCTCATCGAATTGCTTCTGCAGCCACTCACGCGAATTGTCGACGGTTGTCTGCGGCTGAGACTTCTGTTCGAGAATATAAACGCTGGTTGCAATCTTTCCGTCGGCAGTCCAGGCCTTTCCGATGACCTTGGAATAATCCTTGAGAATAAACAGATGAACCTTGCCATCCATTGGAATATCGTTTACCGAAATATCATTCTCGGATTCCACGATCTTTCCGGAAATATCAGACTTCACAAGACTATCGGCAGAATTACTGACAGTCTGTGGCTGAGGTCCGAATGTCGGATATGTGGTCGGAGTCTGATATGGCGCGTTTGGCTGCATCGGATAGTTTCCGTATTGGAATCCTCCGTACTGCGGCACATATGGATTCTGCATATAGCCAGGCATGATCTACTCCTTTTCAATCTTGGTCCAAATATTTGGAGAATCGATCGGGTTATAATCAGGACGTGAAGTATGTGAAATAAGACACTTGTATAGAACTGATTCGTACGTAACTCGATCGTTTACTTTATACTCGACTGAATCCGAACTCCATTCAGGATATAGAACCGAATATTGGAGTGCGGTATTGTCATCAAGCTTACTTACCTGAGACGCTATGAATTTATCGATTGCCTCGGCCTTCGATAATTGAGATGTGACTTCCCATGATTGAATGATTTTACCATCGGTCTCAGTATATCGAGATACAGCCTTACAGTATTCTGGTACTGAAGGTTTTTCAGACTCGACAATAGGATAGCCATCATCCGATAGGACAACCGTATTGTCCTGAGTAATTATACCTGTTAACATGAATACTCCTTTTTAGATTTGAATCGGATATGTTATCGAACCATAATGAGCATCTGTGGAGAATGATGATCCACGATTTTGAATCGAGATATTTCCATTTGCATGAGCGCCACCTATTACGGATGTCGATGCTGAACCATTATCGGTAGATAACGATGAATAAACATCAACTAATGGTCTATAACCTTCACGAATTGCATTTTTAACATCATTAGATGACCATGATGCAGGATTCTTCATTCGAGTATGGAATATTATAGTAACAAGAAACGGACTATACAGAATATCCACAGTGTCCTGTCCCAATGCTACTGATTCTTTAAACCATCCACGATCATTACATTGGATCGTTCCTCTTAGATTCAAAGGACTTCCATAAATGGCAATTCCATTCGAAGGAGCAGCTTGACCTATTCCAATACCTTTACCATCAGCAGATAAATCAAGTATGAACGAGGCTGGTCCAACACTTGATTCCATAGCAACTGTTGAATATTTGTCAGTTACTTCGACTCGAGTTCCATACGATTTCGAAACATCGTAGCCACCATATATTTTAACAGTAGTTCCCTTTGTCCCGGAATTCGCAGCCGCATCATATTTATGCCAACCCTTGGAATCTTTATAGGAATATACCAATGACTTCAATGCATTCGTCGAATCGATTGAAGTATCCAGAGACCAGGTTGACGTCATCTTGATATAACTTCCATCCGACTGATATGTGCCAGCAGAATCACATCGGTATACGTCAAACCCGGAAATGGTTGGTGGCTTTGTGGAGAGTTTCCATACAGCATAATATGTGGCATTTGCATCCGAAACCCAGTAGGATCCGCCGGGCCTATATGCGACGGATCCATTCTTGGTTGCGGACCATCCAAGGAACTCATAATTTGTTCGCTTCGGAATCGTGGATGGTATTGTTATCTGTTCACCATACCACTTGGTTATATTTCCGGGTTGACCGCTTCCACCATTGGCATTGAAGGAAATCGTATGGTGGGTTTTTGCTCCAATCGTAAATGATCCGCTACATGTCGACGAACCACCGGCATATCCTACAATGTTAACGTATCCAGAATAACTAATCGATCTTGCTTCATGAGTTTTTCTGATATAATCTTTTTGATATGTTACAATTGTGGCTTCGCCATTTACTGAGATATTACCACTCCAAGACTGTTCGGTGCCACCGTTATCAACATAGGCACCGCCACCACCTTTGATGCCGATATAATCCCAGCCATTCACAGCTTTGATATTGGTAACGACTTTTACATTAACAGCCTCATCATTTTCTGCAGTAATAAATGCACCAGTGTGGACTTGCCAATTATGATTGACATTACCCCATACTTCAGCCATATCACACCTCCGGAGAATACTTTAATGCCATGTGACCATCAGATCGTGGCTGCCATACGAAATTTCCGATACGAAGTGATTGCAAAACTTCAGCATTTGATATGCGCATTTTATCATTTGAAACTGACGCAACTTCGATATTGTTCGAAGTAAATGACAATTTCGTATTAGTCAAACGCATTTTATTTGGACTGGATGTATTTCCCATATCCATATATGGATTTGATTCATCTTGTCCGAACTGAATATACGATTCTCGTAATTTTATTTCATTATTAACCGCATCACTCAAATGTTGTTGGGAATCCTGTATATCACTCAGGTTTTTATTGGTTGCATTAACATATCCATTATAATCATCATTTGAAACCTTGTTGGCAATATCGGTAGCCTGATTCTGCACCGTATTCGTGAGATCGTTCATGGTATCCTCAGGAGCAGCAGTCCATGGAGTCATACTATTTCCACGTTCGAGTTTCATCTCACGAATGGTCACATTACCCTTAGCATTATCCAGTCGGACAGTTATTTGCTTCGCATTCGGGTAATCGTTATTGGTAATATAACAATCAACCGAATACGTCTGCTCTGTTGTTCCGATATTTATCTTGGTAGAACTCCCTAGACCCCAAGGAGTTGTGTTCCATTGCGCAACTGCGGTTCCGCCTGCAGTATCAGATTTTATCTTGAACTGCAGATGATACATACCGACTGGAAGGTTCTTAAGGCTTCCAACTGCTAGACTATAGAACGCAACACACTGATTTGCAGCCTTTCTTCCTTCGACGGTTGTCGGAACGCCAGTTTTAAGGAGGAGGTTCTGTCCACCAACGGCCTGAGCGTTCTGGAATGCGATCGTCACCTTGTCATTGGTCTGTTGGATCTGTGACTGAGTGACGTAATTGCTCATGCCTTCTTTAGTCTGATATGTCTTCGAAACCGTACTGGTAATGCTATCCTTTGCGACTGTGATATCGGACTTCGTAGCCAGACCGGATCCGTCCGAACCCTTGTAGTTCTGCACAACGCCCAGCGCTACTGATTTTGCAGTTTGATCGACGTATGACTTGGTGCTGTAATCTCCTGCTGGCTGAAGATCCTCTGGGGCTGGAGACCATTGAGATGCTTTTGATGCATGTTCCCACATGATATTTGTTATCTTAAGCGTGCCTACAAATCCATTTTTTAATCCGATAACAAATGCATTTGAACCATTCCACTTTGATACCGTTGCCTTATAATAATGCCAACCTTTTTGCACTGTGATAAATTTCTGATCATCGTTTCTACCGAACTGAACTGGAACCGATTCAGATGCAGTTGCCCAGAATGACACAGTATCGACGGTATCGGTTCGCATCGGATTCGGTGATCGTAATTGATAAATGCGACAAAGATTTGTTGTGCTCTTTGTTACATTTATTGTCAGCATCGTGGTTGCAAAGGCAAATCCAGAAAGTGCTTCAGCTTTGACAGTTCCAAGACCGTTGTTCTGAAGTTCAAGAACCCAGTTATTGGTGCCTTTGCTGAAATTACTGTTAACCAGAAGATTCCGTCCACCAATCGTAAGATTGTTGAAATCGGTTTTAGTGGTATATGTTTCAGCAACAGTGGTCTTGAAACCGTTGAGATTTTGTTCCACCGTAGAGGCTTTGGTCAGTGCACTGCTGGCTGTAGTGCTTACCTGACTGATGGTCTGCTTATTGCTATCAGCAGTACTCTTAGCCTCATTAGCTGTCTTAACGGTAGCATTGAGTGTCTTACCCTGTTCAGTGATCTTAGTCGAAAGGCCATTGGCAGTCTGTTCCACTGTAGTGGCTTTGGACATAGCGCCGTTTGCAGTCTTAGAGACTTCAGTGACCTGGGCTTTAATGGAATTCGCTGTCTGGGTAAGGGAACTGTTGGTGGCGTAATCTCCGGCGGGCTGAAGATCCTCTGGGGCTGGAGACCATTGAGATGCTTTTGATGCATGTTCCCACATGATATTTGTTATCTTAAGCGTGCCTACAAATCCATTTTTTAATCCGATAACAAATGCATTTGAACCATTCCACTTTGATACCGTTGCCTTATAATAATGCCAACCTTTTTGCACTGTGATAAATTTCTGATCATCGTTTCTACCGAACTGAACTGGAACCGATTCAGATGCAGTTGCCCAGAATGACACAGTATCGACGGTATCGGTTCGCATCGGATTCGGTGATCGTAATTGATAAATGCGACAAAGATTTGTTGTGCTCTTTGTTACATTTATTGTCAGCATCGTGGTTGCAAAGGCAAATCCAGAAAGTGCTTCAGCTTTGACAGTTCCAAGACCGTTGTTCTGAAGTTCAAGAACCCAGTTATTGGTGCCTTTGCTGAAATTACTGTTAACCAGAAGATTCCGTCCACCAATCGTAAGATTGTTGAAATCGGTTTTAGTGGTATATGTTTCAGCAACAGTGGTCTTGAAACCGTTGAGATTTTGTTCCACCGTAGAGGCTTTGGTCAGTGCACTGCTGGCTGTAGTGCTTACCTGACTGATGGTCTGCTTATTGCTATCAGCAGTACTCTTAGCCTCATTAGCTGTCTTAACGGTAGCATTGAGTGTCTTACCCTGTTCAGTGATCTTAGTCGAAAGGCCATTGGCAGTCTGTTCCACTGTAGTGGCTTTGGACATAGCGCCGTTTGCAGTCTTAGAGACTTCAGTGACCTGGGCTTTAATGGAATTCGCTGTCTGGGTAAGGGAACTGTTGGTGGCGTAATCTCC